CAGGCAAGGCAGCTAAAACGGCAAGTGCTGGTGTTTCAACTTTAACAAAATCTCTTGCTCCATTATTAGCTGCGGTTTCAGTTCTTGGTGCGGCAAGATTTATATTTGTGAAAACTGCTGAACTTGAAACTCAAAGAGCAAGTTTGACAAAATTAACCAACTCAGCAGAAAAAACAAATGAAATAATACAAAAATTACAAGATTTTGGTGCTTTAACTCCTTTCAAATCTTCTGATTTAATAGAAGTTGCGTTTAGAATGAAAGCGTTTGGTTTTGAAACTGAAAATGTACTAGATATAACAAAAAGAATTGCCGATATTGCTGGTACTGCTGGAGCAGATATTAATAGTGTTGCATTAGCGATAGGTAAAGTTCAAGCAAAAAATAAATTTATGCAAGAAGAAAACGTGATGCTCTTAGAGAAAGGAATAAACGTGACAAAAGAATTAGAGAAGATTATGAATATGAATGGAGAAACACTTGCAAAAGCCATGAGCAAAGGAGAAGTTGGTGCAGATAAATTTCGACAGGCCATAATTAATTTAACAAGTGAAGGAGGTGAATTTTTTGAGGGTGCTTCAGCACAGGCAACAACACTAAATGGTAAATTATCCACCTTAGAAGATACAGTAGAGGCTCTTGCTAAAACTATCGGAACAGAATTAGAAGATGAATTAAAAGATGTTTTAGATTTAGCAATTTCAACAGTAAAAGTAATTAATGAATTAGCACAAAATATTGGTCTTTTAAAAAAATTTATTGACATTACCAATCCATTTCAACAACTTAGGATTTTAAAAAAACAAATAACCGAACAACAACAATTAACAAAAGAGACAAAAAAAACAACAGAACCAACAAAAGAAATATCTGAAAAAACAAAAGAAACTGTGACAGCAATAGAATCGCAAGTAACTATTAATGATTTATTTAATTCTTCTTTAGATCAAACAAAATTTTTAATTAATGACGCAGCTTCAGGCTCTAATAAATTTGTAGATGCTCTTGTAAATGTAAAAAGTGAAGCAGATCAACTAAAAGAAAAGTTTATGGAAATTGGTCAAGGTATAGAACAAGGCATTGTTTCTAACCTTACTGATGCTGTAATGGGAACACAGACACTTGCACAGGCTGCTATTGGTGTTTTAGACCAATTAAAGAGAAAACTTGTAGAGGTCGCAATACAAAGGGCTGTTTCTGGAATAGGAGACTTTATTGGCGGTGCATTAGGAAACATATTTGGTGGAGGGGGTTCTACAAATCAATTTATAGGCAGAGCTTCAGCAGATGCTTTTAGAGCAAATGGTGGCCCTGTTTCTGCTGGTGGTGCTTTTGTAGTTGGTGAGAAAGGGCCTGAAATATTACAGATGGGTTCAAGAGGAGGGAATGTAATACCAAATAAAGATATTGGAGGTACAACTAATATCATCAATGTATCTGTAGATGCGTCTGGAAGTTCTGTTCAAGGAAATGAAGGACAAGGACAAGCACTTGGACAACTTATTGCATCTGTGGTACAAACTACAATAGTACAAGAACAAAGAGCAGGGGGTTTATTGAATAGATAATGGCAACTTTTCCCTCAATACAACCTACATATTCTGGTTTTAGAAAAACCAGTAACCCAAAAGTTAAAACTACGAAACTTGGTGATGGTTATGAGTTTAGAGCTTTGTATGGCTTGCCTTTAACTCAAGATCCAAAAGTATATAATCTTACTTTTAACGTTTCTGAAGATGAATCAGATGTCATAGAAGCTTTTTTAAGAAGCAGGGTTAACGATCAGGCAAGTTTTACTTTTACACCAACTGGAGAGGGGTTCACTGGAAGAACAGGCACTTTTCTTCAATCTGATGGAAGTGGCTCTGCTGGTCGTATTATTACTATTCAATCCACTAGTGGAGGCGTAGCAACAAATCATGGTGTAGCGATAGGTGATGTATTAACAATTGACTTTGATTCTGGGCCTTCAGATGGATCTTATGCTGTTGTTTCTATTACGAATCAAACTCAATTTATAATAAATTCTTCAACTGATGAAAGTGCTTTGATAAGTGTCCCACGACCTTTAACTTTTTCACTGTCTGGTGAGGGACAATTTGTTTGTGATTCTTGGTCTAAACAAATTCCTTATTTAAACAGAGCAATAATCAATTGTACTTTTAGAGAAGTTTTTGAACCATAAATGGCTAATCCTGTCGCAGAGCTACAACAGTTAACTAATAAATCAATTATCGAATTATTTTCTGTTGAATTACAACCTGACTTACACTATACAAAAGATGCAAAAACAGATTGTCCTTATTCTCAAAGCGGCACTACCATAACGATTACATTAAATAGTCATGAGTTTTCTACTGGTCTTATTTTGAGTCTTGATTTTACATCTGGTGATGCCACAGATGGAATTTATACTATACAAACAGTTTCAGATGCAAATACATTTACAGTTACAGCAACAGTTTCACAGTCCACAAGTGGTAATGTTTCTTTTAATGTAAATTCAGATAAATCTAATCCTACTGTTTACCTTTTTCATTCTGGTGTTAACATGAGCAATCAAAATATAGTTTGGCAATCTAACACTTACACTAAATTCCCATGCAAAGCTGAAGGTTTTAAATATTCTGGCAAAGGTACACTTCCAAGACCTTCAATTATATTTTCTAATGTCTTAGGTAGTATCACAGCAATTATTGAACTTGCTAATAAAACCACACCTTTTTCTGATTTACAAAATGCAAAGGTAACAAGAAGACGCACACTAGCAAGATTTTTGGATGAAGAAAATTTTCCCTCGAATATAAATCCGTACAAAGTAGGTAATGTTGATCCAACTGCAGAATTTCCTAGAGAAATTTATTTTATTGATAAAAAAACCGTAGAAAATAAAGATATTGTACAATTTGAAATGGTAAGTAGTTTCGATCTTCCAAATATCAATGCACCTAAAAAATTAGTTACGAATGATGATTTTTCTGGTGTAGGGAGGTTTGTAAATTTTTAATTATGTCTTGGCAAAATGATTTTGTAAAATATGCAGAAAGCTATTCTCCTAATGAGGCTTGTGGTTTACTTGCCATAATAGAAGGCAAAGAAAAATTTTGGCCTTGTAAAAATTTAGCAGAAAGTAAACATCAATTTTTTATAATTGACCCAGATGATTGGGCAAGTTGTGAAGATGCTGGAGAAATATTAGGTGTTATTCATAGTCATCCTGTTGGAGCTTCAACTGCTTCCGATGCAGATAAAGCTTCTTGTGAGCATCTTGGATTTCCATATTATATTTATAGTGTTAAACATAAAAGCTGGAATAAATTAGAACCTTCAGGATGGAAAACACCATCTCTTATAGGCCGAAAATGGATTTGGGGGAAACATGATTGTTGGAGTGTTATCAGTGATTGGTATTATGAAACAAAAAATATAAAATTATTAGAATGGAAAAGACCAAAAACAATTAAAGAGCATGCAAAAAACCCTGAATTTGAAAAAGCTTTACCATTAGGAGGTTTTAAGAAATATAAAGCCACTAGTAAACTTGAAACTGGAGATGTTTTATTATTTGAAGGTAGAAAAAATTCATATAACCATGTTGCTCTATATCTTGGAGACATGATGATTTTACATCACAGCATTAATAAGTTAAGTTGTAGAGAAATTTTAAATTTAAACTATCAGAAACTAATTAGAGGTGTTTATAAGTATGAATCCTAGAAAAATTAAAGTTTATGGCAAATTAAGGCAGTTCTTAGGCAAATCAACATTTGAAGCTGCTGTTAATACACCACAACAGGCATATAATTTTTTAAAAGCAAATTTTGATGGTGTGGAAAAACATATGAATAATCAACTATATAAAGTAAAAATAGGAGGGCAAACTATAACACAAGATTTGTTAAATTTTACAGGACAAGGAGATATACAAATAATTCCTTTAGCTGTTGGTTCTGGGTTCCTCGAAGATGTTTACAATTTTGCAAAAGAAAACTTTTTTAAAATTACTGGCGCGATACTTTTTGGCCCTGCTGGTTTTGCTATCGGTGGTGCCGTTGATAGTGCAATAAATCAACCTGATATTAATAATTTATCAAATGTTTCTCAAATAGACCCAGCAATTAGAGCTTCCTATTCTTTTAATGGTATTCAAAATGTTTCTAATGCCGGTGTTCCAATCCCTATTTTATATGGGCTTGTTTATTCTGGATCTGTAATAATAAGTGCAGGCTCCGATTCTGCCCAACTTGTAAAAAAAGAAACTTAAATGGTTAGACTTGTTGACGATCAATTATTTGGTGATTCAGGTAAGATCCAAGATGAAAATCTGATTGAAGGTGCATTAAGAAGTAAAACTTTTGCAACTGTCGTTGATTTATTAGGTTATGGAGAGATTGAAGGAATTTTAGATGAAGGTGGAGATGGTACTGATACTTTTCGTAAAAATGTTTTTTTAGATAAAACTCCTTTATTAAATGCTGTTGGGATAGAAAATTTTCAAGATGTCACTGTTGAACAAAGAACTGGATTATCAAATCAACCAAAAGTGCAGATGGTTAATGCAACTGAAATAAATTTAGATGGTCAATTTCCAAAAGAAATTACAAAAAGTGCTCCTGTAACAGAAACAATAACAAACACTTCTATTGATAAAATAAGAGTTACTATTCAAATCCCTCAGCTGCAAAAATTTAAAAATGATGGTGGTATTAGTAAACAACAGGTACAGATAACAATAAAAATTACAGAAAGTAATGGTAATGTGCGTACACCAGTAACAGTAGATGATCCTGAATCTATTATTGAAGGAAAAGTTAGTAATAATTTTGTAAAAGATTATGAAATACAATTCCCTCTTGATTCATCAGGTAATGTAGATCTTAATTTTCCTTTGTCTGTTACTGTCACAAGAGTGACTGATGATAGTTCAGATCAAAATAAGATACGAAATAAAACTTTTTTAGCTGGCATTACACAAATAATAAGCGAAACAAATCAATATAATAATTTTGCCTATGTAGCTACAAGGTTTAATGCAGAAACCTTTAGAAGCTATCCAAGGCGTATGTTTAGGGTCAAGGGAACCAAGATTCGTATCCCTGCTCCTTATACCGCTGATGGAGTAACACTTACCCCACAGGCTGATACTAATAATGGAAGAATAATTTACCCAGACGGTTATATTTTCCAAGGTGTTTTAACAACAACTAAGGTTTGGTCTAGTGACCCAGCTTTTGTACTTTTTGATTTACTTACAACAGACAAAGGATTTGGTGGCCCAGATGGAATAATTGAGGAGCAAAACTTAGATTTGTTTTCTTTTTTTGAAGCTTCAAAATATTCAAGTGCTTTAATAGATGATCCGATAACACTGACGACAGAACCACGTTTTTCTACAAATATAATTTTAAATCAAAGAAGGGATGCTTATTCTTTGATAACTGATTTATGTAGTGTGATGAGAGCAGAGGCATTTTATACTAATGGCAGCTTATCCATTGTGCAAGACAGACCAACAAACACAGTTACAAATACCTCAGATCCTCAATATTTATTTAATAACTCTAATATCAGTGAACAGGGTTTTACTTATTCAACTGTTGGACAGAAAACAAAGTTCACTGAAGTAGAAGTTTCATATTTTAATAATGATACACAAGATTTAGATTTTGAATATGTCAGTGCTGATCAAATAGATGCATTGTCTGGTTATACTACAAAATTTGGAAATATTAGAAAAACACTAAAAACTTTTGCTTGCACTTCAAGAGGTCAGGCAAATCGTTTAGGAAGATGGTTTTTATATACAAATTTAAAAGAAACTCAAATCTGTAGCTTTACTGCAACATTAGAAGCTGGAGTATATATTAGACCATCTACAATTATAGGTATAGCTGATAGTTTAAAAGCTGGTATTAGGAGAGGAGGTAGAATAAATTCAGTTAATGATAGTCAAGGTGATGGGAATATAGATCAGATAATTGTTGATGATGCAAACAATACAGATTTAGCTGATAGTAATAATGCAAAACTTTCTGTTGTACTTTCCAACATAAAAGAAATTGATGCTAATACAAAACAAAATACAATGATTGAAACTAGAGATATCAGTAGTATTTCAGGAAGAACAATCACTGTTACATCACCTTTTACATCAACAGCAGAATTAAAACCACAAGCAAACAGTGTATGGGCTATTGAAAATACAGACGTTGAGTTTCAAACATATAGAGTTATCAGTGTTGAAGAAGAAAATCATTGTGAATATAAAATAACTGCAATAATTCACGACACAAATAAATACGCACAAGTTGAAGCTACTAATGTTCCTGCAAATCCAAGAAACATTACAACTCTTATTGATGAAAAACCAAGCCCAAGTCTTTTAGAAGCTGAAGAAAGAATAATTGTATTAAATGATAGAGCGGTATCAGCAATTTTTGTTACATGGCAACCAGTTCAAGGCGTAAAGGAATATTATTTAGAATTTGCAGGGCCTGATGATAATCCACAGACATTAAGAGTAACAAGGCCAGATTTCACATTAAAAGAATCAGAGCTAGGTCAATATACATTTAAGGTTAAATCTGTTAATGCTTTAGGTGTTATGAGTTCAACAACTTCTTCTGTAAGTTTAGAAACTTTCGGTAAAACTGCTTTGCCTGCTGACGTACAGAATTTACAGATTGAGCCAATATCCGATCAATTTGTAAGATTGCGTTTTGATCAGTCTACAGATGTAGACGTGGTGCATGGAGGCACACTCGTTGTAAGAGGAAGTAATGTTGGAGATGGAACAGCAACATTCAGCAACTCTACCGAAATTGAAAAAGAGGTAAGTGGTAATGTAACTGAAGTAATAGTTCCTAATATTGGAGATCAAGGTGAATATATTTTAAAATTCAAAGATGATGGTGGTCGATTAAGTGCTGGAGAAACTTCTGTAATTTTTACAAGTCCAGAAACATTAACAAAACTGTCTGTCTTTACAGATAGAGAAGATAATGACAGTCCACCTTTTCAAGGTGTTAAAAATGACTGCTTCTTCAGTACAG